CCCGTTAAAGTTCACAGAAAAAACAGACTTAGAGATGAGAGCATTTTCTTCTTCAGGGTCGGTTGACTTTAATGTCTCCGCGTCAATGGAGTTTATTTACATTCAAAACGGGAGTGACTTGTAGTGGCTGAAAAGAAAAAAGACAGCCGCTTAACGAGGGCCGGGGTCTCTGGATATAACAAGCCAAAGCGCACTCCTAATCACCCAACAAAGAGTCATGTTGTTGTGGCTAAGCAAGGTGATCAAGTTAAGACAATTCGTTTTGGTCAGCAGGGCGTAAAGACGAATCAAACTGTTGGACAGCGTGAAGCGTTTAAATCACGCCACCAGAAAAACATTAAAAAGGGCAAGATGTCTGCGGCATACTGGGCCGATAAGGTCAAGTGGTCTCCAAGCAAGACAAAGTCTAGCTCTAAAAAATGGAAGAAAGGATCGTGATTTCCCGCTCTCAAATGGGTAGTCAGATGACTGGTGACAGGATGCCAATTAGAAAAGTTAAAGGCGGATACAAGTGGGGCAGTAAGGGTAAGGTCTATAAGGACCGTAAGGGCGCTGAGCGCCAAGCTGCTGCCGCTTATGCTAGTGGTTATGAAGATCCTAAGAAGATGCAGGGTGGTGGATACTTAAAGCAAAACATTGATGGCAAAGCATCTCGTGGTAAAACTAAAGGACGTTATTGTTAGGTGATCTATGGGCAGAACCAACCCCAAACTTTGGGAGCAAGCCAAGAAACAAGCAAAAGCAAAGATGGGTGGAAAGCATTCTGCCCGTGCAATGCAGCTTGCTGGCAAGATCTACAAAGAAAAGGGTGGTGGGTATACTGGTAAAAAGACATCTGCTCAGAAGTCATTAAGTAAATGGACTAAAGAGAAATGGGGAACCAAAAGCGGAAAGAACTCCACACTTGGTTCCAAAGCAACTGGAGAAAGATACTTACCAGAGAAGGCAAGAAAAGCTTTATCCAAAAAAGAGTACGCAGCAACATCTAGGAAGAAAAGGGCTGATACAGCCAAGGGAAAACAATTTTCTAAGCAACCTGCAAAGATTGCTAAGAAGACAGCAAAGTATAGGAAGAAATAAATGGCAGTCGTTGTCCCTGAACTTTCTGAAATATTTGAAGAGGCGTTTGAAAGAAACGGCCTCGAAATGCGTTCTGGTTATGACTTGCGTACAGCAAGGCGAAGCCTGAACATTTTAACATTGGAGTGGCAGAACCGTGGGCTTAATCTCTTCACTATTGATTCGGGTACGTTGTCTATTACAGCAGGTACGGCAACGTATACTCTCCCTTCGGACACGATTGATATCATCGAACACCAAGTCCGAACAGGTACAGGAACCAACCAAACAGACACGAACCTCGAAAGAATCAGCGTCTCGACCTACGCCCAACAAAGCAACAAAAACACGCAAGGCCGCCCCACGCAAATCTACGTCGAAAGGCTCGCCACGGAAACGAAAGTAACCTTGTGGCCTGTTCCTGATAGTACACAGACATATACGCTTGCGTACTATCGTCTAAAGGGCATTGACGGCCTTTCTTCTGGTATTGGCACTACAGCATCCATACCACCTCGCTTTATCCCTGCACTTATTTCAGGGCTTGCATTTTATATCTCACAAAAGAGAAACCCGCAGGCAGCGCAGTTGTTGAAGCAAGAGTATGAATATCAATTTGATCTTGCTGCAGGTGAAGACGAGGAAAGAGCGGCTGTTAGGTTTGTGCCATACAATACGTTTGCTTTAGGTGGATAATGGCATACGCAAAAGGAAAATACGCATTTGGGTACTGTGATAAGACTGGGTTTAGGTATCCATTAAAAGATCTTGTCGATGAGTATAAAGATGGTGTGCGTACTGGTTTTCGTGTTGGTAAGGATGTTGTTGATCCAGATCAGCCTCAAAACTTTTTGGGGCGTGTAAAGATTAACGACCCTCAGTCGCTTAGAAACCCTAGGCCAGACACTTCTTTAGTCGAGAGTAGACAGTTATGGGGGTGGAATCCCGTTGGAAATGCAGCTCAATATATGGTAGGCTCTGTTGGTAGAGTTACCGTCACAATAGGAGATTAATATGCGAGCTAAGAAAAAAGGTTACGCCGCTGGCGGTAAGCTTCAGCAAGAAGCCTCAAAACGAAAACAACAACAGACAAAAACAAAAGAGATGCAACAACAAATACAAGAACCGTCGAGAATGCAGGGGGGGACTCCGATGAAGATGGGCGGTAAGCTCAAGAAGTATGCTGGTGGCGGAAAGATGAAGGGCATGGATTCACCCGGTGAAGGCGTGTCTAAGTCTGATGCAGATCTTTTAAGGCACGGCAATGCAGACTTTACCACAAGCCTTAAGAGAATGTCTAAAGGCTCTGGGTCAAAGAAAAATGTTCCGTTGCCTCCACGCAGAAAAAAGCCTGTCGCTAAAAAATCATTAGGTGGTGTGCTTGGGTCTTTAAGCCCTGTAGCTGGAGCAATTACTGGTAAAGGTTTGTTTGGAGATGCCGCTAAAGCCATAGGTAAAGGCGTAAAAAATATAAAGAAATCGGACGTAGCTCCATTGCTTGGAGTTGGTGCTGGTTTGGCTCTAAATGAACTTAGTGGCAAAAAGAAAAAGGCAGCCCCTAAGACTTCTGGATCTTCTGTAGGAAAAGCAACCGCTATGAAAAAAGGTGGCTCTCCTATGCATCGTATGCCAGACGGCACAATGATGAAGGGTAAGGTTCATAAAATGAAGCATGGTGGTTCTATGTGCCGTGGTATGGGTGCTGCCACACGAGGCGGTAACTTTAAGATAGGATAAGTTCAAATGAACTATTCTGAGTTAACTCAGGCAATACAAGACTATACTGAAAATCAGGAGACATCATTTGTCTCCCTGATTCCTACGTTTGTGCAGCAGGCTGAGCAACGTATATTCAGGACAGTTATGATTCCTGAGTTAAGAAGGAATGTTACTGGATCTCTATCATCTGGCAATCAGTACCTTTCACGTCCGTCAGATTTTTTATCTGTTCTGTCTCTTGCTGTTGTTGATGGATCTGGTGATTACTCATATCTCTTGGATAAAGATGTAAACTTTATAAGAGAGGCTTACCCATCAGCATCAACGCAAGGTCTTCCAAAATACTATGGTATTTTTGATGGGGATGTTTTTTCAAGCGGATCTGAAGCTAGTTCTGGTCATTTTATACTGGGGCCAACACCAGATAGCGGATATACTGTAGAGCTTCATTATTATTATGACCCACCATCGATTGTAACTTCTGGAGAATCTTGGCTTGGGCAAAACGCCGATACAGTTTTACTGTATGGCTCTTTAATAGAAGCGTACACCTACATGAAGGGTGAGCCAGATATTATGAGTCAGTATGCTAATAGATATCAAGAAGCCCTTAAAGAGCTATCTACTATTGATGCTAAAACAAAGCGCGACAATTATCGTGATGGGGAGCCAAGACCAGAATGATAAACGCTGCTTCAATGGGTGATTTTCAAGTAAGGGTTGAAACCACAAGTAATCGTGGATTCACCCCAGAAGAAATATCGTTAAGGTGCGCCGATAAGATTATGTCTGTTTCAGATACGGCACACCCTGCTATACAAGCGCAAGCACATGCGTTTAAAAAACAAATAGCAAAAACAGTAGAGTTTTATTTGTCAGAGGCAGTAAAGAGCGATAGGACTACAGTATTCAATGCTCTTATGGATGCAGGTCATCCAGAGCTTGCAGAACTCATAAGGAGACTTTGATATGGCGTTTACTGGTAACTATATGTGTACATCTTTTAAGAAAGAACTTCTTTATGGTGTGCATGATTTTGCTAATGCTGCTGATACTTTTTATGCAGCGCTTTATGATAATAATGCATCTTTCACCGCTGCCACTACAGCATACACTGCAACCGATGAGGTTTCAGGAACAGGTTATGTTGCAGGCGGTCAAGCGCTTACCAATGTAGATCCTACTACTTCTGGCACTACAGCTTTTTTAGATTTTGATGATGAGACATGGACAACAGCTACAATCACGGCGCGTGGTGCGTTGATTTACAATTCAACTCCCGACACAACGTCAATAGCTGTTTCAAATCCATCTGTTATAGTTTTGGATTTTGGTGGCGATAAAACGTCTACTGCGGGAGATTTTACAATTGTCTTTCCAACTGCAGATGCATCGAACGCCATTATCCGCATAGCATAACGGAGCTAGGGTCTCCTTATGACACTTATCACTGGCTGGGGTAGAGACACATGGTCTAGCGGAACATGGGGCGAACCTATCCCTGTTCAGCTTACTGGCGTTTCAGCAACCGCAGCCGTTGGTAGTGTCACTGTTACAGCAAATGCAGATGTCTCGGTAACAGGACTACAGGCAACAGGAAATGTAGGTACTGTCACAGTAATCGCAGAAGCTAATGCTGCTGTTACTGGTTTGTCAGCAAGTGCGTCAGTAGGTGATGTATCTATTATTGCTGAAGCTGTTGTTTCTGTAACTGGTTTGCAGGCCACCGCAGCAGTAGGTACAGCAACAACAACAGCAGATGCCAATGTTAGTGTGACTGGCCTTCGTGGTTTTGCGCGCCCCGGCAGTGTATCGATTGATGCCGAAGCAAATGTTGCGGTTACTGGACTTGAGGCCACAGTTCAACAAGGCAACATATCATTAATAACAAATAATATTATTTCTGTTGATGGATTTTCAGTAACAGCTAGTGTTGGTGATGCAATTGCTAGTGCAGATGCAAATGCCCCAGTTACCGGGCTATTTGCAACAACTGCTGTTGGTACTGTTTTTCTATGGACAGATGTTGTTCCAGATCAAAATCCAAACTATAATGCAATCGAGCCAGTTCCAAATATTGGATATTCAGACGTAACACCGTCCCAGTCGGCAGACTGGCAGAATATAGCAGCATAGGGAGAACCCATGCCAAGTACATATACACTTAACAATGGCATT